GCCCTGTATCGTTGTATATTGAAACGATGCCCATTCATTGTGTTTATCAACACCCTTTGCCCATAAATCATAAAAATGATTGCGCCCTTTCGGTGTTCCAATAAAGAGTGCTCTAGTAGGTGATTCGCTTGAGTGTCTATCTGATAATGAGGGTCTTAATACTTCAAACCACGCCTCTGGGCGCATATCTGCGAACTCATCCAAAACCAGATAATTAAGACTTCGACCCCGTAAAAGGTCAACTCGCTCAGCCCCCTTGAGATAAATCATTGAACCATTGATTAGGCTTATCGTTAATGCCGTTTCATTTGTTTTCGCAATGTATTCCTCTGGAATCATATCGAGTAACATTTGCCACTGTATTTCTTTTGCCATTCCATAAGTGGGAGCACAGTAAAAACAGTTTTTGTTGTTTCCAGATATGGCTGCTCTTAATAACTCAGCAGCAGCTAAATAACTTTTTCCAAATCGCCTACCCGCAACAACCGTTCTAAATCTTGCGTTATTTAGAAAAATCTCACTTTGTGGGAGCGTTAGTTGCACGACTGTCTAATGTAATGTTAATCGGTGGTATTTCTTTGACTTCGGTTTCTTCTTCTTTCCAGTGCGCTTGGGTTTTTAAATAAAAGATATTAGCTGTCACGTTACCATCCATTGCTAACTTAACTAGATTGTTACCCATGTTTGCGATTTGTTTTACTTTCCCTTTTTTATAAGAGTCGGAAACTTCTGGTTGTCGTTTTTCAATTTCCTTTAAAGTTGTTAAACCAATACCAAAATAATCCGCAATTTGTTGTTTTGTCAGAACACTTGCTAGAGCCTCTAGTTCTATTATCTGCTTATCAGATAGAACGACCTTTGCTCTACCGCCCCCTTCACCTTGTCTGTTTTTCTTCATTTTTTAAATAATTTTTGCACCGTTTCTGACTCAAATATTCTTATACCTAACCAAATAATCGTAAATAAACTTGCAATCGGTGGTAGCCATTGTGCTAATGCCATAATTCCTGTTCCTGTCGCAGCGTAATCAACTATTTCTTTAATATCGTTATTCATCTTGTTTTTTCTTTGGCTTTGCTTTTGTTTCAAAGTAATCAATCGCGCCTGTATCAAACAAATGCGCCTCTGCTTTGCGCCTTCGCTCTAATCCTTTTGATACTTTTCCATTTGCTTTATTCCATCGAATAAGTTCTTTTGTAACACCCTCTAAATCATTTGCATTTATGACAAGTAGCATCGTTGATCTTCTTAATGACCCACACCCTAAATTAAAACACCAAGAAACAAGCGCATCCCATTGATGCTGATTGAGCGTCACTTTAATCATTCTTTGCATATGCGTTTCTACCATGTGCAAATCTGAAAGCAACCATTGATCTGCTTGATCTTGAGTGATTTTATCGCCTTCGATTACACCCTTTGTATGTCCATACCCGACACTCCAAACGTCACCAACACATTGATATGCTTCAAGTTTTAAGCCTTCAAAGTGTTTTATCATATCGATGCAATGCTGTGATGCCTTCATCGTAAACCTCCTAAATTTTAGGCTAACGCTTCGGGAGCGAACTACGTTAGCCAAGGTTTAAAAAAACCTAAAAACGAATAAAAATACCCAAATACCAATAAAAAAACCGCCCACTATGGGGCGGTATAAATAGGGGTATCTAATGAAAATTAAGAACTAAGACTATTCCTAGTCTGGTAATTTATAACAAAATTTGTGAGTGCTGTCAATTTATACAGTGCATATTTATACAGTTTTTTAGCGCAGCCCAATTTTGATAATTTCTGCAATGTCACTTTCCAATACAGAGTATTCTACTAACAACTTAGACAGTCTATTTTTCCATACTTTGCGACTGCGCCATTGTGACACTGACAGCAGCTTTGCTAATTTACGGATTGAAATTTCTTTTTCTCCAATTCCATTGCAGCTTGGACAAATAATTAGCGTATTTTTACTCGGTGTTTGCCCTGTACCTTTACACTTTCCGCATTTAAAGTTTTTAATCGACATTTGTAAAGCGATTAATCCAAGTATATGAGGTGTAAATTTACTCTCATTCTTTTGCAGTTCAAAGTTGTACGATTTTGCTAGGTCAATTGCATGTTTATTTAATTCTGAAATTACATTTTTATCTAATGCAAATTTTGCTAATCCATATAAATAGGTAAATCGATCACATCGTGATAAAGCGGCTGCAACATCTGAGGGCGTAATTAATTTTTTTCCTTTACTTGTATGATGCAAATTAGGTGATCCCGCTGCCAACATTGCTAACATTTCACTCATCTTCGATTGCCTTTGTGTATTCTTTCCAGTCAATCGGTTCGGGTTCTTTATTTGCATCTGCAATTAATTTTTTTGCCTCTGGTATCCAAACTTGGCTTAAATAACTTTCAGCCTGTAAATTTGGCGCAGTTAAAACATCAACAATAGAAATCATATGATCTTCCAAATAATAATCTGATAGACGCAGCAGCAATTCTTTTACCGCATGTTTTAAATCCTCATCCATCTTTTTTTGCTCCCTCTTTTTGTATTGCTTTTAAAAATCTAATTGCAGCCTCTATATCTTTCTTACATGGATTTTGTTTTAAACTTACTTGTACTGTATTTGCGTTATACTGCCACTCACTTACCATCTGTACCACCAATTTGATCCGCATTAACAATAATTCTCGAATCTTCTCCAAAGTTTTTTGACAGCAAAATACATGTCATTGATCGACTGCTTCCATATCCTTTTGATGAGTGCCATTCATCAACTGGCGCGAGAATATTGAAACTTTCAAATCTCATGCCCCCAATATCTTGAACTTGCTTATGATGTATATGTCCAAGCCATCCAAAACGATATTTAGACTCACCCCATTCTTTGCTTAACCGTCTTGTGATCGCTTCATATATGCGTTGCGGATTTACTTTGTCGCCATGATGCATAACAATTAAATTATTGCCGTACTCAATATGCTGAAATTTGTTGTAATTGTTGGGTATTTCGACTCGCGGCTCATTTTCAAAATATAAATTCATTGCCTCGTTAAGCCATAATGAGGAATCTGGATCGTGATTGCCCCTTACGTTTACTACAGTGACTTTTTCGTGATGCTCTAATAATCGAATCACGCTTCTTTTTAAGAGATTTACGCCTTTTCTTATTGTTCTTGCATATCGTGTGTCGGTTTCAAGTAATGTCCCCGATCCTGTCTCACCACGAATATTGTTGGAGTGAAAAAAATCACCTAAATTAACGAGTAATGCATCTTTTGTTTTTGGCGTTCTTCTAACGAGATTATCGATAGCTTCTTCGAGTAAAGTAACCGCGATGTTTGTATCGTAATTAGATTCACCCGTTTGCTCTGCCCAAGCAAAATTTCCTAAATGATGATCTCCGATCATATAACAGCACATGACATTGCTAATGTCTGTTACTGGTGGCTCTATTGGTTTATGTAAACCTTTAAATTCATCTTTTAAGCCTTCCCGAAACTCTGCAAGTATTTCATCTAATTTTTGTTTTTCGGGTTCTTGAATCACCCATTGCAAACCTACAGAACCATCTGCCTTGTATGCAGTTGATATTCTTTTTGCTTTAAATCCTTCGGCTGTTTGATGAATTAAATCTCGATGCGGTGAAATTCCATTTGACGCTGCCCTTCTCTCAACAATTTTTATTGATCGATATAAGGTTCTTCTATTAATTCCTAATGCGTTTGCCGTTTTAACAATCGTTCCATGTTCTATTAACGCATTGATATTTCTTTTTTGTGCATCTGTTTCACAAAATTCTAATAAGACTTTTGGGTCAATCATGCTTGCTCCTCAATTATAGGAAATTGGATGATATAACTCGTTTTGCTCCATTTTTTTTAATTCTTCTCGATAATGCTTTGATATTTCTGATCGTAACGCCTTATTTGTTTGCATTTTAACATTCCATTTTTCGCGTAAAATTTCTAAATGTCCTTTTCCTAAATATGTCTCTAGCCAATTAGTAAACTCAATTGGATTTTCTGTATATTTACGATGGCATGAATGACACATACAAACTGCATTGTCTAAACTCCATCGCACTGATTTGGCAGCTCTACCAAAAATATGACAGCACTCCATTCTGCCTTTTTGATGACAATTTTCACACGTATAAGCGGCTTTTGCTCTAACAACATCGCTAAACCATTTATCAGCTGCATCTCGTTTCATTTTGCTCTAACAACTTTTGATTTAGTGTCAACCATGCTTTCGCAGCTGTTTGGGGAACGACTCCGTTACCCAATAATCTAAGTCTGTCCACTTTGTAGGGATACCCATCATCTGCTCTACCCATTCTGGGTTTAAGTCGTGCATTTTCCCAATTATGGGCTTTACTTCCTCTTTTTGCGGGAAAATCCGTACTTGAACTGGTAGACCGGGAGAATCTCGATTGTGCGCTGACGCAATATCTCCATCGTCTCTTGAATCTCGCGCCACTGGAGTAGCCCAAAATAAAAACTCTTTTTCTGTGGTGACTTGCTCCAACTTCACTCGCTGAGAATATTCCAAACGTGCTTTCATAACCCAATGATTCCAAATCTTTGATGACATCTTGCAATCCGAGTGTGATATGTCCTTCAACATTTTCAAAGAAACACCAAATAGGTCTAATTGTTTTGATGTGTTCCCGTATGTACTCCCAAAGGTGTCTTGGGTCTTTGTTACCTCTTCTGTTTGCTGATGCAAGGGAAAATGGTTGACATGGATAGCCTCCAGTAATGAGGCTAACTTTGTCTCGAAAGATATGCGATGGAAAGGTTTTAATATCCGAGTAAATAGTTGCTGCATCCAACTGATTCGATTCCATCTTAGCAACCAAGTTTGCAATCGCGTAGGCTTCGATCTCCACATAAGTGATGACTCGATGTTTAAACCCGGCAATGTCAAGTCCTCTCTCGATTCCACCATATCCAGAGCAAAATGAGAGGACAGTGGGTGCGTTTTTGGTATGATCCACATAATTAGTTTTTTCCATCTAAAAAATTTTTTCTGTGATTCCTTCAAACCCTGGGTCTGTTAATTGATATTTCTGCCCCATAACTTTTTTAAAATCAGACATATATTGACTCATTTCCGCGTTTGTCATTAGTGAGGTGACGGGCAAAAAGTCCATAGCTATCATTTTTTCCTCATAGGTTAAACAAACTTTTTCTAAACGTAACCAATGCTCATTAAATTTGTCGTGCTGTCTCATAATAGGTACACCCCATTTATATTTTGCAAGTGCTTTAACCTCTCCTGGTGTATATTCACCACCTTGTTTAGAAACATCTGCATACCATCGATGACTTAAATTATTGATTGCTTTTGATCGAGATATTTTTTTATCACTGACTTTTACAAAAAGTGGTTTATCTTTTGACAGCTCTAACTTATTGAGTTCATTGACAAAATTTTCTCTTTGCCAATCGTTAGTTAGATAATATGGAAATTGCATAAGACCTAAACTAGACAAGTGCTTTCCTTAACCATAATGCGCTCAATCTCTCTTGTTTGTTTTGACATCGAGGCGCATTTGATTTGTAGTTTCTTGTTTCTTCAGTTTTTCTTTTGATTAGGTGGTTGTTGTCAAAATAAGCAATACCTGCAACACGATTTCTCATCGTTTTTTGAGTAATGCCTGAGATATCGCATATTTCTTTAATCGAGTAGTTTTGATATTTAATAAATCTCAAATCATCACCTCTAAATTCTAAATATAATTTAGTCATTTAATGCCCAGCTCCTATCATTCAATGTTTCAGAAATAGATCGTTTTTTTATTGAATTATTTTTCTTGTTATATTTATTGTTAATATAATTGTTATGTAGATTGGGAAGATTCTTACCAATTGGTTTAGGTAAATTATTCCCACTAGGTGAGGCAGTTTTTTCCTTATAGGCAGATTCTTCCCATATGGTATCTAATAAATGATTTGGAACATGCACCACGTAAGTTTTATTGCCATAAAAACCGCTTTTTTTCTTTGTTAGCCATCCTTTGTTTGCAAGGCTAGACGTAAGTTTTCCAATTCTTGATAAACAATTAATACCAGATCGCTTACTAATTGTTTGGATCGATGGGCAGCACAATTCAGTGTTGTTGTTTCTGAAACTGTACAGCGTTAATAAAATTTTCCTTTCTGAGTCTGTCAAAGTGTGATCGGTCAAAACTTCAATCGGACAATAAATATGCTTTGTCACTTGATAAAACCAAGCAACTCAAACAAAAAAACAACACTTATTGCAAAAACGCTCACAATTAGCGTTAGAAGCATTAAACCGATACGGGTTACTACGACACCATTTTTAACCGTTTTGCTCTTATATGGCTTTATATGGCGTTTTAGCCATACTTTTAACTTGTTTTCTGGAACTTTTTTAACTGTTTGTTTTTTTGTAGCCATTGTTACGCCCTTTTTTAATTTTTAGGTAGATTAAATCATTAAAATAATAAAATCAATTATATGAGTACAATTAAACTTGTTATTTGATTTGAAATGAATTACGATTATATAACAA